TTTCAAAAATTCCTCCGTTGCGATTTTTTTCAAAATGGTTTTGGATTCTAACAGGCCGATTATTAGGATCAGTTCTAAGGCTATGCGTGTTTGCTCCTTTTCCGCATAGGGTTAGTGAATGGGTACTAGACAGGACTAGTATACACCAAACCAAAACCTGCTTAAAGTCGGTCTATTCGAGTCCGAAACCGTTTTGAAATGGTCTGGATAACTTTAAAAGAAAGGATAAGTACTGTGGCAGTTACAAAAACTACATATAAAGTTGTGGCACCTGCTGGAGTGTTCGTTCGATTAACGCCTCATCAGGAAGAAACAAACGTTGTTCGTATCGCTAATAATAGCGAGCGCATTGTAGTTGTTGAAGTTCTTGATGGTTGGGTTCGTACTGAAGACGGTTATGTCATGAATGACCCTTATATCATCCAGGCCGATACAACCACACCACAAAAAGGAAAGGAAGAGGCTGAATAGTTATGACTAATGAAGTAGCTAATTATGATTCTCCTCAAAGAGCCTATAAGCCCGCACGTTCTCCTGAACAACGCGAAATGCAAATGATGGCACTTGCGATGGAGCTATCAGAAAAGCGTCTTCAAGAAGGAACGGCTTCGGCTTCTGAAATTGTATACTGGTTAAATCAGGCAAGCCCTAAAGCAAGACTTGAGCGAAAACAATTAGAGCTTCAAGCAGAACTGTTACAAGCACGTATTGATTTAATTCGTAGCGACCAACAGGCCGAACTTGACTTTAAAGAAGCGCATAAAGCCTTTCAAGGTTATGCTGGTAAACCAGATGTTATTGAAGGTACATTCTATGAAAAATAGACTTACCTACACTGAGATGTCTAAGTTTAAATCTTATACTGAGCGTATTAATTATCTTAGGTTACATGGTGTTCATCATGAGGCTCCTAGAAATATCTCTAATAAGTTCTACAAGTCTCCTGCTTGGATAGCTTGTAGAAAAGAAATTATAAGACGTGACTTGGGGCAAGATTTAGGGGTAAAGCGATTGTTTGTGGATGGTCCAATAACGGTCCACCATATGAATCCTTTAACAAAAGAAGACATTGAAAACTTGACCGAAAATTGCTTCGATCCTGACGGACTAATTACGGTCTCCGACAGCACCCATAAACGAATCCACTATGATCAAAAGGAGTATCAAACGTGGGTTGAACGTAAACCGGGTGATACTAAACTATGGTAGGGTGAAGTAAATGGATACAATTTATAACGATGTTCTAAACTTCGTTGGTGTATTGCATGACTCTGATCCTGAGTCCAATAAGGTAGTCAGAACACAAATCGGTATCGCTATCGATTCCGCTTTAGGTGTCTTAGTCCAAAACGGAATAGGGCATGTTAGAAGTGTAATCGCGGAACCTAATCTTACTTGGGATGAATTCTTTTATGGTCATCTCGAATTAGATGAGGGTATTAAGAAGCGAATGGAAAACCCTAACTTTGCAAAAATGTTTGTAGGGATTAGTGTTATGATATCTTATGACCCACCTCAGGCATCCGTACTAACAGCATTAAAAGAGGCTCGAGATGAAAACTTATCAAGGGCTAGATGGGAGGTAGAATATGTCAAACGAGACATCTGATGAACTCCATCATGCTGGTCGAAAAGGTATGAAATGGGGTCTGCATATCTTCGGTCGACAACGATCTCGAACCGGAGGATTTGGCAGGAAACATAGACCTCAAGGTAACCCTATTGTAAAAGGGTCCTCTCGTAAGAAGTTACGAAGAAGTGTCGATGAACAACTGCGAGAAGCTCAATTCATTGAGCAATATAGAAATCGCGATAGGATGTCTACACGAGATCTAAAAAACAAAATAGCTCGTCTAGAATCAGAACAGAAATTTAAGACTTTGGTAGAAGCCCCTCAAAAAGCTCGTCTAGAAGCTATACAAAAGAAGCGGCAAGCGCGTTTAAATTATATTGGCAAAATAGCATCGGCTGGTTTGGATGTTTATTCTAAGATGCCTGCTAGTTTTGCTGTTCGTAATAAGACTGGTAAAGAGCGTGAGGCTGCTGCTAAGGCGTTCAAGAAGAGTCAAGAATGGGCGAAAGCCTTTAAAGATGTTCCAACAACTATAACGACGTTTAAACAATCAGGAGTTAATATGGGTGAAACGATTAATGGGGTATATATCCCTTCACAAGAAGACCTTCTTTTACATTACGGTAAAAAGGGTATGAAGTGGAAAAAGCGTAGAGGTATTAATCCAGGTGAAGCGCTTGGAGATCTTATGAATGATGTTAATGAAGAACGTATTAGAAACGCTCAAAGAGATTATGATACTAGAGCTAAGAATATGGAATCTAATATTCGTAAGGTTAAGAGCGGTGTTCGTAATGGTAAGACTGTAGACCCTAGAGAACAGAAATATCATGATGAATATCGTAAGAATGCAAAAGCTGGTATGAAGGCTGCTGAAGAATTAACTAAGGCAAAAGATCTTCGTAATCGTATCAAGAAAGCACGAGCAAAGCGTAAATAAACTCATTGATTAAAAGGAGTAACTAGGTGGTATTTAGCAACACTGCGGTTCCTGTCGAGTACGGTAGATTTCGAGACGCTGTATTGCGAGGAGAGATTCCTGTAAACCGAGAAGTGTCTATGCAGATGAACCGAATCGATGCGGATATCGCTAACCCTAACTACTATTACGACAGTGATGCTATACAAGGATTTATTGACTTCTGTGAGAATGAGATGACCCTTGTTGATGGTCGACCGCTTACGCTATTACCTACTTTCCGACTATGGGCTGAAGACTTACTCGCTTGGTTTGAAATCAAGGAGGAGAAGGTTTATGATCCAAAGACCGGAAAATTCAAAATAGTTAAACATAAGCGCAGACTTCGTAACAAGCAATACCTAATCGTTGCTCGGGGTAATGCTAAATCGCTTTATGCAACATTACATCATGCTTACGGTTTGGTAATTGATACAAACTCAACTCAACAAGTGACAACCGCTCCGACAATGGCACAAGCAGAAGAGGTTTTATATCCTTTTGCAACTGCTATAACTAGGGCAGCTAGTTCAACTGAAGGTTTTCCTTTATTTAGAGTTCTTACTAAAGGCTCCAATAAAGCTCGTACTCAAAAATCTCAGGCACAATTGGCCGTAACTAAAGAAGGTATTATTAATCGTCTTACTAACTCTGTTTTAGAAGTTAAACCAATGACCGTTAAGAAACTTCAAGGTTCTCGTGCAAAGTATGCGTCTGTCGATGAGTGGCTTTCAGGTGATATAAAAGAAGATGTTATCGGTGCATTAGAGCAATCTGCTTCTAAAGATGGTATCGATGATTATATTATTCTTGCTGTTTCTTCTGAAGGTACGGTACGGGACTCTGTTGGTGACTCTATTAAGAAAGAGCTTTTGGATATCTTGCGTGGTCAATATGATGATCCGCATACATCTATTTGGTACTACCGTTTAGATGATATCTCTGAAGTTGGAAATCCTGATATGTGGATGAAGGCCTGTCCTAATATTGGTATAACAGTATCTTATGATGCTTATCAACGGGATGTGCGACGTGCAGAATTCTCACCTGCCAATAGGAATGATATCTTGGCTAAACGTTTTGGTATTCCTGTTGAAGGTACCACATACTTCTTTACATTTGAAGAGACCGAACTTCATCGAAGGCAGAACTTTAGGAATATGGAAGTATCTATGGGTATGGATGCGTCACAAGGTGATGACTTCTGGGCCTTTACTTGGATCGTTCCTTTAGGTAGAGGGCGCTATGGCGTACAAACCAGATCTTATGTTTCCGAGGTTAAATATCTTAGACTTAATTCGGCTACTCAGGCTAAATATGATCAGTTACAAGCAGAGGGTACGCTAGTGATTCTTCCAGGAAATTACCTTGATTGGGAACAAGTTTATGATGACGTCGATCAATACATTGAAGAGATGGGTTGGTCAATTATATCGTTTGGTTATGACCCATATAATGCTGCTGAGTTTATCGATAGATGGACGATGGAGAACGGCGATGTTGGAGTTGAAGTTGTAAGACAAGGTGTTCGCACTGAGTCTGTACCATTAGGTGAAATAAAGAATATGGCCACTTCTCGAGACCTCATATTCTTTGAAGAGCTTATGAAGTATGCAATGGGTAACGCTGTTGTAATTCAAGATAATAACGGTAACTACAAGTTATCTAAGATGCGTAGCGATGAGAAAATTGATAACGTTGCCGCTCTTATGGATGCTTGGGTTGCCTATAAACGTAATAAGGAGGCATTCTTGTAGGATGGTAAACAACCCCTTAGGATCATGGAACGCATTCATGTCGACCAATAATGGTTTAGATTATGATCTATCATTAGTTTCCGGCTCTGGATGGGGTCGACCGCAAAGTGTACTCCGTGGTTATTCATTTAGACGTCAGGATTTGGTCAATAGTATTATCTCTATGATCTCTCTTGATGTCGCTATGGTTGACTTTAAGCATTTGAAGATTAACCCTGATGACGGTAATCAGACACCAGTGGACTCGGGTCTGATCGATTGTTTAACCTTATCTGCTAATATTGACCAAACCGGTCGTGCATTTATATACGATCTTGCTTGGTCATTGTTGGAAGAAGGTACGGTTGCAATTGTCCCCGTCGATACAACGACTAAACCAAATGATGATGGTTCCTATGATATCTTATCTATGCGTGTTGGTAAGATAATGCAATGGTATCCTCGTGCCGTTCGTGTCCGAGTCTATAATGATCAAAATGGTTTAGAACAAGACTTAACGTTGTCAAAACAGTCCGTAGTAATCTTAGAATCTCCTTTGATCGGTTTACTTAAAGATCAGAATTCTACTTTGCGTTTGTTAGAGCAGAAGATGGATCTAATGTATTCCCAAGATAAGGCGATAGCTGCTGGTAAATTGAATGGGTTTATTCAAGTACCATATGCCACTAAGAGCGATATTCGTAAGGAACGCGCTACGCAGCGTAAAAATCAATTAGAAGAAGAGCTTGCTAATAGTCAATTCGGTATTGCTACACTTGATGCTAATGAGAAATTTATTCATACAGGCGGTAATATTACCAACAAAATAGTTGATGATATTCGTAAACTACAACAGGATTACTATAATCAAGTTGGTATCTCTTCTAAAATTCTAGATGGTACTGCAGGTCAAGCTGAGCTTAATTTGTATTATCATAGAGCGGTCGACCCGGTTCTACAAACTATTGTAGATGGGATTAACCGTATATTCCTTACAAAAACGGCACGCACTCAGGGTCAGATAATTCAGTATTATCGTGATCCGTTCCGTATGTTACCAGTTGAACAACTTGGTACTGCGGCAGACCTCTTTGCTCGAAATGCTATATTTACATCGAATGAGATTCGATCAATGCTAGGTCGCGCTCCACACCCTAGTCGTATTGCGGATATGCTCTTTAATAAGAACATCTCTACAGGTATGGATTTAATGGGTGGGGCTTATGATGGTACAACCCAAGGGTATCCTGAAATCTACGAAGATGGCCAGGGTGGGTATGTCGATGCAGACGGTAATCCAGTAGACGAGTATGGTAATCCTTTGGATGTATAATATTTTTATGGAGGAAAGTTAGTTGCAAAAGAAGCCTGACTTCGCCGGATGGGTAACTAAGAATGACATTCGTTGTAGCGATGGTGTCACGATTCGTCATGATGCTTTTCGACAAAACAATGGTTCCCAAGTTCCTATCGTTTGGCAACACGATTACTCCAGTCCCTCAAACGTATTGGGGTATATGATTCTTCAGCACCGCGATCAAGGTGTCTATGGTTATGGGTATCTTAACGATACAGATCATGCCGAAGACACTCGTGTTCTTTTAAAGCATGGTGATTTGAACGCTATGTCTATTGGAGCTCGCGGTATTCGCAAGAACGGGAATGATGTTATTCATGGAGAAATCTATGAAGTTAGTCTCGTTTTGAAGGGCGCGAACCCAGGTGCTGTGATCGAACATGTTATGCTCCATAGCGCATATGGGACTGAAGAGTACGAAAGCGACCGTGGTATCATTCATACTGGTATCACTCAAGAACTACTTCATTCTGATACTGAAGAAGTAGAAGAAGAAAAGGAGGGACGGATGTCTCGTACATATGAAGAAATCCTTGATAACCTTAGTGACGAAGAGCTTGAAACTTTAGTTAATGGCGTTATCGGAGATATCTCTGATGCTCTTGATGAAGCTGATGAAGATGAAGAAACTCAAAATGAGTTAGAAATTAACGGTCTTGATGAAGAGGATTACTCTGATGAAGACGAAGATGATGATTATGATTACGACTATGATGAGGATGAAGATGAATCTGACTCTGATGTAGAAGGATCTGATTCTGAAGGCGGCGACTCTGTTGCACACTCAATTTTTGAAGGAGAAGAAGTTTTGAAACATAACCAATTCCAAGGTACAAATCCTAGCGTTACTGCTGAAGATATGGATACATTGCTACATAGCGCAATTTCAGGTAACGCTTCATCATTTGCTGGTGTACTTCGTGCAAATGGTGTACTTAATGAAGATTCAATCCAACACGGTTTGGTAGGTATGGAAACATTGTTCCCTCAACCTGCACAATCTGGAGGTCTTACTGTATATAACCCATCAGGTCTTAATATTGACAAGATCATGGGACAATTCGGTAAATCTCCACTTCCACGTGTTAAGAATTTGTTTGCCAATCTTACTGAAGATGAGGCTCGTGCTCGCGGATATATTAAAGGTAACCAAACTCTTGATTCTATTGAAGAAGTTTACTTCCGTGAAACTACTCCAGGTTCAGTTCATCGTCGTGAAACAATTGACCATGATGACCTGATTGACCTTCAAGATGGTGGATTTGCCGCAGTTAACTTTATCCAACAAGTTCAAACAGCTAAATTCAAAGAAGAAATCGTTAAAGCAGCATTCTTGTCTGATGGACGCGACTTGACTCTTTCTACAGGTAAACGTAACCCTGAAAAGATTAGCGAACTTCATATTCGCCCAATCATCAAAGACCATCCATTGTTTACTATTAAAGTAACGGCTGCGTCATTTGAAACTGCTGTTGATGAAGTTATCTCTAAAGCATTCCCTGCTTACCAAGGTTCAGGTAAACCATCTCTTTACATCAACCCATTTGACTTGGCTAAGTTGAAGACATTGAAAGATAAGAATGGTCGTTACTTGTACGCTCCATCTATGGATAACAACCAAGTACCAGGTAATGCTAACATCGCTGCATACTTTATGTGTGATGAAGTAGTTGAATACCGTGCACTTCCTCAAGGAACATTCATTATCGGTAACTTGGCTGACTATCAATTCGGTATGTCTAAGAATGGTGAAATTGCTACATTTGACAGCTTCGATATTGACTTTATGCAACATAAATACTTGATGCATGCTCGTCTATCTGGTGCGATCGTAACACCTAAATCATTCATCGTTGTTACTGTAACTGATAAAGCTGCTGTAGAGGAAACTGCTGTGAACTTCGATTCAACTGGTCTTAAGACTAAACCAACATGGACTGTACAAACAGACTCAACTGAAATCAAAGGTATCGGTGCTAAAGCCGTAGATTATGATGCTGCTGTAAATAACGCTGATATGACTGAAGATGAGAAGAAACTCGGAACAATTGAAACGGCTCCAAAACCAAAGAAACCTAAGAAAGCAGAATAGTCTTAGCTGATAGATAGGAAGGTAACACAATGACAAAAGCTGGAATTCGACTTATCTTCCGTTCTAAAGAGCCAGAGGAAGTTAGTATTGGGGATTACCGTTATAAATATACGGTATCTCCTTTATTACTGGCTAGAATAACCTCTAAGTCTTTTTTCGAAGAAGATCAAAGCTCAATAAACCAGAATACAAAATCTAAACTCAAGTTCGACGCACTATTACCTAATGATGCTAGCGATCGAGTCAATAGAATAAGTCATATACTATATATGGGTACTTTTTATAAAGTTGATTCTATTAGACCATATCCTCCTAGAGTCGCTTTAACTATTGCTGACATTGAGATGTCTGATATCAAGTCTGAATTAGATGAACTCATTATTAAATCAAATGAAAAATCTCAAAATGAATTAAAAGTTGACGCTTTTGATCATTTGAAAGTCGCAATGGTTGAATCCGAGACGGATGAACGTGTTAAAGGAAGTCTCTTCCTTAAAGATGGTATTATCCAAATTTGGAATGGTGAGCAGTACATCGACTTGTTATTATTTATTAAAGATAAGGTTTAGGTGTCTGTATGAAAGATAGAAAGGTAGTTCTTGAAAAAATCAAGGACAAGATAACTCCGAATGTTTATTTTACTCCTCCAGATAATATACAATTAAAGTTTCCCGCTTGTGTTGTAACAAGAGAAGACTTTGAGGTTAAGAAGGCTAATAATAATCCATATTTTTCTAGTATGGGTTATAAGCTGGTATATATGTCTAGAGAAGAAGCTGATGACATTTTTATAAAAATGTCAACTACTTTTAAGTATTCATCTTTTCGTACGGAATATAAAGTTAATGGTTTATATCATAAGGTTTTTGTCGTCTACGAATAGAAAGGAAGGATCTCTTGGCTACAGTTCAAGAAGTTATTAATTATGCTAGGTCTTTAGCGGATCAAGGTATTGGTACTGATGCCGATGGCGCATATGGTACACAATGTGTTGACCTACCTAATAGTATCTCCCAAATTTATTTTGGTAAGATTTTATGGGGTAATGCTATTGATCTTTTAGATTCGGCTGCTGCTCTTGGTTATGAAGTAGTATATGATGCGGTTGGTGTAAACCCTCGTGCTGGTGCTATTTTTGTAATGGCGGTTGCTGAACATGGGTATGGTCATACAGGTCTTGTTATTGAAGATTCTGATGGTTATACTATGTCTACTATCGAACAGAATATTGATGGTAATTGGGATGCTCTATATAACGGCGCTCCTGCTAGATACAATACTCGTGACTTTACCGGTATTGTTGGCTGGTTCTACCCTCCTTATTCTAATGAACCTCAACCAGAACCTGTGATTCCTCCTCAACCAGAAACTCCAGCTGATCAAGTGGTAGTTAACGATGAGGTTGGTAGATTTACAGTTAAAGTTGCTGGTCTTAATGTTCGTAAAGCTCCGCATATTACTGCGGAAATTGTAGACCTATACACACCTGAGCAAACATTCATTTATGATTCTTGGATGGATGCTGACGGTTATCGCTGGTTGTCTTACATTGGTGCAACTAGTGGCGAGCGACGTTATGTTGCTTGTGGTAATGTTGAAAACGGTGAACGTATTAATGCGTTTGGCGAATTTTCTGAAGCTTAATATCATATTGGAGGAAATATCTAATGACACAACTTAAATGGGATGAGGATACTAAACGACTTTACGAATTCGGTGTCGATAATGGTGTTCTATACCTTAAGAAGAGCGACGGTTCTTATGAAAACGGTGTTGCTTGGGATGGTCTGACAAAAGTATCTGAATCACCAGAAGGCGCTGAGTCAACTGCGAAATATGCAAACAACAAGAAATACTTGAACCTTCGTTCAGAAGAACGTTTCAAAGGTCAGATTTCTGCCTTTACATACCCACAAGAGTGGAACAAATGTCAAGGTAAACGTAGTCCTATGTCTACAGGCGGACAAAAGAAAGAACTTGCTGGAGTTACTATTTCTGGTCAAGCTCGTTCTGACTTTGGTCTTTCTTATCGTACTCGTATCGGTAATGATACTGAAGGTTTGGATCACGGTTATATCCTTCACCTTGTTTACTCAGCTTCTGCTGGTGTATCAAGTAAAGAATACCAAACTGTTAACGAAAGTCCAGATGCGCTTGAGTTCTCTTGGGACTTCGATACAGTACCAACTGCTGTAGCAAACATGAAACCAACAGCGCATATCGAAGTAAATAGTACTTTGGTTGATAAAGATAAATTGGCTGAACTTGAGAAGAAACTTTATGGCGCTTCTGATTCAGAACCAACTCTTCCAAAACCAGAAGAAGTATTTACAATCCTCGGTCTTACTGCTGGGTAATTAGAAATTAATAGTGCGGGATAGGGTGTTGGACGACTAAGGTCATGTCGGTGCTAGAAATTTCAAAATGAAATAAAAATCTACATTAAAGGAGTATAGAAATGATTTCAAGAACAGTAACTTATAATAATCTATTAGACGGAAAAGAAGTAAAAGAAGAACTATGGTTCCACTTACGTAAAGATGAAGTGGTTCGTATTATTGGTCGTGCTAAAAAAGATTGGGACGAATACATTAAAGAGATGATGGCTCGTGAAGATGTCGATGAGATCTTCGATTTCTTAGAGTCTATTCTTAAATTGGCTTATGGTGAACGTTCAGAAGACGGACGTACATTCCGTAAAGACAAGAAAGCACAAGAAGACTTTGTTAACTCAGAAGCTTATTCTGAATTGTTCGTTGAGATGGTTGCAGATGTAATCGAAGATGGCGACAATACTAAGAAATTCTTCAATGCTTTAGTAGGAGACCCTAACCAAGGATCTGTTCCTGATAAGGTTTCTAAACTCAAGAAATAATACAAAATTGGGGGTGAAAAATACACCCCTTTTTTATTTTTATCTCGTATGGAGGTATTTTATGTTAATTATAGATACTCCTGAGCGGGAGTTTTATAATGAAGAGACGAATCAGTTTATAAAGGTACCTGGTAGAATATTGCACTTTGAACATACTTTGAAGGTATTGGCTGAATGGGAGTCGTTATATCGCAAGCCTTTTTTAACTCGAGAGGAAAAGACCACTGCCGAGCTTTTTGACTATTTTATTCTAATGTGTCAAGAGGATATTTCGTATTCTGATTTAACGCCTGACTTAGTAATTCAGATTGCAGCATATCTTGATGATAAACCAACTGCTACGACAATAAAGCAGAAGGACGATTCTACAAATAACGGTATGGTTATGACTTCAGAAGTTATATATGCTTATATGGCAAATGCCCGTATACCATTTGAATGTGAGAACTGGAATCTTCATAGACTTCTTACTTTACTAGGTGTTATTAGCGAATTCAATTCACCTAAGAAGAAGAAGACTACGACTGAGACCCTGAATGAGTATGAGCGTATCAATGCTATGCGACAAGAACAAATTAGAAAGATGAAGGAGGCTCGTTTAAATGCGGATAAAGGTAACATCAATTAAACGCAAAGAAGGCTTAAAACAAGCTTTGAAAAAAGGTGAGTCTATGGATTCTGTTCATAACGCTCTTATCTCAAGAGGTCGTACTGGTCTTAGTAGGTTGATTTCAGCAACACCTAAACGCTCAGGTAAAACTGCTTCATCATGGGATATGGAAGTCGAAAAGACTCGTAATGGTACAACGCTGTATTATTCTAATTCTGTAAAGATTTCAGACGGAACACCACTTGTTGTACTAATTGTCCATGGACACGGTACCGGTACTGGTGGATACGTTCCTGCTAATGATTTCGTTTCTCCTATTGTAGATTCTATTTCAAAAGAGATACTGAGGGAGGTGGAAAAAGTAATTGAGTAAACAAATAATTGAAGAACGCCTTATCAAGCTCGGTATTGATAATGAGCAATTTAAGAATGGCCTTAAAGAATCACTATCTTCTTTAGATAGTTTGGATAAGGCCCTGGAAAAATCGGATGGTAAGAATCCATTCGCTAATACCGAGAAAGCCACCAAATCTCTTTCAAACTCATTAACTGATTTAATGGGATCTGCGCCTAAATTAGGTAACGCTTATGTTGGAGTGTTTGATAAGATCGGATCTGCATTGGGGAGTACTGCTGGCGGTTTTAAGAACTTTGCGTCTAGCGCTCTTAATTTTATATCACCAATCTCTTTAGGCAGTAAGAAGGCTTCTGAATCTGTTGCAAGTATAGGAAAATATACTGGTCAAGCAGGTGGAAAATTTAGTATGTTAGGATCTATTGCTACTGTAGCATTAGGTAATATCGCAGCTTCTGCTATACAGACAGGTTTGGCTATTACTATGCATTTAGGTAGAGCAGTCCTAAATACAATCGCTCCTATGAAGGCCGGTTTCGGACAGTTTGAAGATAAGATTAACTCTGTTAATATGTTGGTTGCTGCTCTTGGCAGATCTGAACTAGGTAATATTACAGATGCCCTAGATGACCTACAACATTATGCAGAGACCACCAAATACTCAGTTAAGCAGATGCATAGCTCATTAGCTCAGTTTGTAAATGCTGGTGTCGACCTTAAAGATGCGAATACGGCCTTGAAAGGATGGGGTAACCTTGCCGCTTCTGCCGGTGCTTCGACTGATGGATTTAACCGTTCATTGCAATTTGGTGTACAACAGGCTTTGCAAATGGGTAAAATGAACACTCAAAACTGGGTCTCTGTTGAAAACGCAGGTCTAGCAACTCAGAAATTTAAAGATATCTTAGTTCAGACAGCACAAGCTCTTGGTCAAGATGTTGATATGTCAGAAGGCTTCCGTAACTCATTGCAACAAGGTTGGTTGACGAATGAGGTCCTAATTCAGTCATTAAAGACGCTTGCAGAAGATGAGACTTTAGTCAAAATGGCTTCAGAATTCCACACTCTTGGTGAGGTGTCTGAGGCAGTAGCCGATCAGGTCACAAGTTCTTGGGCTCGTTTCTGGGAAACCTTAATTGGCCAAGCCGGTAGTGAAGAAGTTACTCAGTTTTGGACTAAGTGGGGTAATATTGCAGCCGATACATTAGGTGCCGTTGGTAACAAAGCTACTGAGTTCGCACAAGCTTTCGTTGACCTTGGCGGTAGACAGAAGATGTTGGAACTACTTGAGACAAGTTTCCAATCACTTGGTACCATACTTAAACCTATTGGCACTGCCTTTACCCATGTATTCGGTTTCTCTACTACTAACACCGTGGCTGAAAAGTTAGTGAACCTTGTAAGTACGTTTATTGAGAAGATTAAACTTGGTAGTGCGGAACTTAAAGCATTCGAGAATATTTTCATTTTTGTATTCCAAGGAATTAAATGGGTTTCTGTTGAAGTTGCCTCTAAACTTAAGTTATTAGCTACTCTTATTCCAGACCATATGATTAAGAATTTTATCATTATAGTAGGGATGCTAGCTAATGCGGTAACTAGGGTAATCCGATCTATTGAGATTATATTAAGTAAATTTATCGACTTTAAGAAACTTGGAGAAATATTCCAATCTGTATCCGATAAGATTAAGAAATTCTGGGATGCTGTTCATAACGGATTGGCAGGATTTGCTGAGAAATGGAATGCCGCATTTTATAAACTTCCAGAAGGTATTGGTAAGTTTATAGACTGGCTTAAGAAGTTTTGGGAAGTTATTAAACGTTTAACTCCTGCTATTGGCGAGTTTAAACAAAGTATGCGTGCGCTATTTAGTAAGATCACAAATCCGTTTAGCGCATTAAATGATGCACTAGGTAAAAACGGTAGAGGGTTTAATGAATGGGCTTTCTGGGTAGGTAATGCGTTAAAACGTTTCCCTGTATTTGGAAATGCTTTAGGTAAATTTATGGTTGGTTTCTCTCACTTCAACGATGCTACCTATAACATGGACTCAGCTGCAGGTCGACTTGGTGATAAACTTCGTAGGAACCTTAATAAGACAGTTAAATATTGGAAAGATAGTTTCGATGTTCTATCTTTTAACCATAAAGTTTTCTGGAAGCAGTTTAACGCTAATATGGATAAGGTACTTAAGGGTGAAATTACGACCTGGAAAGACTTTAACAAGAACCTTAACTGGGATACTTTGATTCCAAAAGAAATTGGAGGGCTATTCTCAGGTATTAAGTTCAAACTACCTAAGTTTGATGACGTCAAGAAAGGTTTCAGCGAGTTCTTCAAGAACCCATTTGGTAATCTGGCTAAAGGAACCGGCGATCTTTCAAAATGGTTAGAAAAGAGTGAGTTTTCATTCAAATCATTTGGAGATACTATTCGTAAGAAATGGCCAACACTAAGCGAATACGCAGATAAGCTAGATAAGATTAAATTCTCTCTATCTTTCCTTAAACCTGTTGTTGATGCTGTTGGTAAAGCCTTTGAATGGCTTGCAAATAAGCTATCTGGACTAGGTCTCGGTAAACTTGATTTCGGAAGTATCGGTAAAACATTTAGTGATGCTGGTAAAGCTTTGAATGCTAATTTCTCAGAAGGTATTGTTCCTGGTATAGTTAAATCCATAGACGGTCTCCGTAAGTGGGTTGCTGAATTAGGTGTAACAAAAGCAGCTATGAAGACGTTCTCACTTGGAACCGGTATTGTGTCTGAAACATTTAGCAACATTAAGAAAGAGATGGGTAAATCTAAAGTCGATTTCTCTAACTATAAGACAACCCTTAAGACTTTTGGTAACTGGTTCTCTGGATTCTGGAAGGGTATCGGTGATACTGCTAGTGGCCCATCTATGAGTAGAGTCTTCGAGGGTTTTAAAAAGGCCTTTGGATCTGTTATTGAATGGTTCCAATCTACTTTTGGACCATGGTTTAAGAAATTCTTTGATGGTCTTCCTGAAGGCGTTCAAAAGAACTTAATTTCTATTTGGGACGCTGTTAAGAAATTTACTTCTGATTTCTTATCTAACTTCAAGGGAGCGGACTTATCATTTAAAGATTTCGGTAAAACCGTTTCTGATATTGGTAAAGGTATTGGTAAAGTATTCGAAGATCTTGGTAAGGCTCTTAAGAAAGTTTGGGATGCGTTCAAGGATTTATTCAAAGTTTCTAAAGTATATGCCGATGAAGTTGGTGATGGCGACTACGGTCAAAGCGGTATGAAGAAAGCCGAACAAGGACTTAATGATCTTGGTGAAAGCGTTGACCGTGTACATAATAAGACCCAAAATATCTTTACCACGATTGGGGATACTGCTAAACTTATTGGCGATATCTTTAAATCGATGTTTGAGCCTCTTGGTAAACAAGATTCGGAAACTCTTGGTCGTATTACAGCGCTTGTTGGTGCTATTATTCTACTATGGAATACCCGTAAGAAGGTTATCGGCATCAAGGATATGTTTGGAGATTTCGGTAAGAATTTACTGATGGGCCCTAAGACATTCTTTGGTTCTTTAACCGGTATGTTTGGTACAATTAATAAGTATTTCAAATCAAAAGCTCGATTTGAGAATATTAAGGCCTTTGCTTTAGCTATTGCTACCCTTGCCGGATCTTTATGGTTATTGTCTACTATACCTGGTGATAAACTACTTACAGGGCTTGGAGGATTAGTAGGTGTTCTTGTAATATTTGAGGTATTCTATCTCACATTATCTAAGACAACTAAGAACTTCAATCCTGCTAAAATCCGAAACATGCAACAAGCAATGATTGGTATGATGGGTCTCGCTGGATCTATATTAATACTGGCTTCTTCTGTTGCTATATTAGGTAAGTTAGACCTTGGACAACTCGCTAAAGGTGTAGGTGCAGTTAGTATTATGTTGTTGGCTATATTCGGTTCAATGGCTATCATGAACAAGCTTCAAGGTAAGACGGTTCGTGGTACTCAGAAGATCGCAGTAAGTATTCTTACATTTGTGGGTATTGCCTATGCAATTAAGAAGATTGTTCCTGCAGTAAAAGAACTAGGTTCTATGGATCTTGGAAGCTTAACTAAGGGTATTACTGCAATGCTTGGTATTGTACTGGGTATGTCTTTACTTCTTACTAAAGTTTCTGATTTAAAAGGTACTAAGTTATCATCATTCTTGGTATTTACCTTTATGGCTAAGTCTATGAAGACTATGGCCGAGACTGTTGGTGAACTAGGTAAACTTGATACAGGAGCTTTGATAAAAGGTGGTTTAGCGGTTGGCGGTTTAATTGCAGTTATGTCATTGATGATTAACCAATTTTCTAAACTAGACAAGACTAATCAATCATTCACAAAGAATGCGGTTGTTCTGTTCGGTGGTTTGGCTATAATCTTCAAAATGGTTACAGAATTAGCATCAACAATGTCCGATATGAAGAACCCTGAAGGTGTAGCAAACGCTATCGGGTCTATTGCTTTGATGGTGGCTTCCTTTGCTGGTCTTGCTGCCATACTTGGTAATAGTAAGCTCGGAGATGCTGGTATAAACGAAGGTGTTAAGAACCTCGCTATTATCTCAGCAAGCCTCGTAGTAGCTGCAGGAAGTATGTTTGTCTTAAGTAAGATGGATGGTAATTTCTTAAGTGTACTCGGTAGTGCGACATTGATGGTAACGACTGTTGGTGCGTTTATTACCTTAGGTAAGCTCGCTGGCAAACTTAACAAGGAAGCTTTCATCAAACTTGGAGCTACTGTAGGTTTGGTTGCTGCTGCTACACTTAGTCTTAAAGTATTAAGCACTATATCTACCGACAATTTATTAGGCCAAGTACTGGCATTAGTTATGGTAGTTGGCGCTCTAGCTACTATAGGCACATTAATGTCCAAATTTGGCGGTGCCGGTGCTGCTGGTGCTGTTACCGCTTTAGCTACTGCATTCCTAACAATTGGGGCAGGCATTGGGGTTGCTGCTGCTGGTATAGGCTACTTTGTAGATTCTTGTGCCCGGTTGGTTTCATCTATTAACGATCTAATCAACACTATGGCGCGTCTAGGAGCAGAAGGTGGTAAGAACTTTGCTGCATTCCTTAAAGAAGCAGCTAAAGGTTCCGAAGATCTTGGAACTCTTATGGCCGGAGCCGCTGCGGGTATTATTGAAGGTTTACTGACAGGCATTCAGAACAACCTTGGTAAAATCGGCGGAATTGGTATGGAGATTATTAAAGGTATTCTTCATGGTTTGGAACAAGCTGCTCAATCTATAATCGATACTCTAATTAATATTGTTGAAAAAGGCTTCTTTGGAATAATTGATAAAATACCTGATTGGGTACTCCGGTTATGCGATGCTTTATTAGGGGGTATACAACAGATTGCTCAATGGCTTCGTAATAATAAAAATATTATTATGACTGCGGTACTTGAAGTTATGGAATCTATAAATGAGGTTATTGTAGAAGTACTCCGCGGTTTGCTTGTTTATATTGTTGATTTTGTGAGTCAAATGCCTATTATAGGAGATCTTTTTAAAGGATGGACTGATAATATAAATAAAGCATTTGATGGTTATGTTGATAAAATGA